CCAGCATGGCGGAACGAGTTTTACCAGTCCCTGGCGGACCGTAAAAAACTGTCACGACAGGCATCAAGTCGCGCTTTGGCGAATAATGAGTAGCCAAGGCTCTCTTAAAATTAATTCGTCGCCGATCTTACCATTCCATTAGTCATTCCCATATAGTGAGTTGGATAGGCATCAATAGCAGCGGAGAGTCCACGTCTTCTGATAGTCTGTGCTACAGACGCAAGTCTCTCGCCAGCAGGGGCGGAGATAATCCCACTTTCAAAGATAAATTGGGGTCTCACTGCGTCGGCGGCGCCAACGCAGTGAGAGCAGTCACAGAGTGGCTCAGGCTTCTTACAGTAGTGCGATGCTTGATAGGCAGAGCCTCGGCGGGGTTCCCAGTGTACTCGCTTGTCAAGCTTCTTCAATTGCTTTAAGCGTTGTCCAGTAGGAAATTGAACAAAGCCTTGAAAGTGTGGCGTGCCCTCGGACCCAACTTCAAGTTGGTAGACCATATAGTTGAATACCCATGATTGTACACGCTTGTGGTCTTTTGTCCGAGGGTTGTTTAGGGTAAAACACCAGTCTTTAACAGGAGGTTCACGACGGGGCATTTTTTAAGAAGTGAGTGGTTGCGGTGGGCTGGGTAATACTGTCCCAGCCCACCGCTACGTTTTCGTCAAACGCGCAAAAAAAGTCACGGCGCGGAAAGGCGGTTTCTGAGGATTTTTATTGTTGATGATGGTGGCGGCCATGTTTGTTTAGAAGTCTATGATAAGGCCTTCTGATTTCCACTTATTGATAGCCTTCTTAGTCTCATGATGCCAGAGCATCGAAGCGGCCCGATAGTCGAAGTCATCATCGAATGCCTCTCTTCGGGGAATCGGAAACATATCCGTAAGTTTCTCCCAAGTCACGACAACAGGAGGACCTTTTTGATGGGACGTTTGTGGTGGCGGCGTCCCTTGTCCTTGTTGAAACTCTTCAGCTGTGTCAGTACGGCCAAGCCTCATATTGAAGATTCTACCTTTTCGGTAAAATTCGACATGCTTAGCTTTTTGAACTAAACCAAGCTGGTCACGTTGAGCCTCATCGTCATAGGTTCCCTCACGGGTAACCCAGTACGAGGCTACCTCCGGTCTCATGCCATTATAGCAGAGAAATCTCATAAGGTAGTAACGCTCATTCCGAGTTTTGTGACACTTAAGCATGTAATCCTTCGCAATGGGCGGCCATTTTGAGAAAGGGAAGAATAAATCCCCTACTTCCAACTCTTCAAGAAATTGCTTGGAAAGCGACATTAATGACGTAAGCTTTTATTGCTTTTATTGTTCCCAATATTCAAAATCAGGCGGAGATGAAAGGCTGTGTTTTTGGAAGGCCCCTTTGGCTCTAAGTACTTCAAATGTGTACATTTGATAAGGAGAAACCTTAAGAATCTCAATCAAGTACCAACGTTGATGCCATTTCCTCTTGACAAGTTTTTGATAGACACGGTACGCCGCGTCAAAGCGAAAAAAGGTCTTAGGCATTTCCGAAGCAGGCTTCTTCGGATGGCCTGAATGGGGAATGTACCACTTCCAGAAGGACTTAGAAGTATCCTCCTCTATCTTCTGACGCTTCGCAGACTCTTCAGAGTGAAATTCAATACGATGTTCCATGTTTCGGTAATTAATTTTCTGAATTAATTAGATGAAAAGGGAAACTTCCCTTACCGAAGGCGAAAGTTCCCTTGTGAGAATAAACTCGCAATTAATTTTATTGCACTTATTCTTTGTAAGAGCAACGCGAATAATAGGAGATGGTAGGTGCCAGGGCAATGTTGTCGGCTCCACAAATGATGTGGAAGGAATTGTCAATGATGTCCGTGACTGTACCTCCATTGGTAGCGTTGAAGTTGACAACGACGGGCTCTTTGAAGTTAATGACAAACTTGAAAGGGTACTTCATGCCCGACTGCTCAATAGCAGCAGCGGCACCAGTCATGGAGGCGTTTCCGAGTTGGATAACCTTGTCCTTGAGGACCCGGAAGCGGCCGAAGTTGTTCGGATTCTGGAACGAATTGATAGTAGTATCGGCGGTGCCTGCATCATTGAAGAGTAAGGCAGGAGTCATACTGGACGCATTGCTTTGCATGTCCTGTACCAGGACCAGGCGAATCTTCGTCGCGCTGTCAGCAGTAGCAGCAGTAGACTGGGCAGGAACAGTGATAGTCCCGTTCACCTTAATCTTCAAGACCTTGATCTTGCGTCCGATACGGCCATTCAAGGAGGCTGAAACCTTCGGGACACAGAGGCATTGTGGGGTAGCTACCGCGGCATCACCAAGGTTGATGGTGGTAGTGGGGTCTTGACGTGTTCCACTGATCCAAGTGGTAGTGACGGCCTGAATAGCCGCAGCTTGAAGCTCACAGTCGAAGTACTTCATTTCGCCTGTCACACCTGCTCCACGAGTACGAGCTACAGATCCGTAGCCGTGTCGTTGCTGAGGATATTCCCGTTGAGGATAATCAATCCCTTCCATAGGAGTAGAAGCTCTTGCTGCCGCAATAGCTGCTGCTCGATCAGCAGCAATCATTTCTTGGACATCCTGAGCCCTTGCGGCCTTTGACTTGGCATACGAACGATAAGCTCCATACTTGGGGGCCATTCTTGTTAAATCGAGAATGAATTAATTGGCGCGCTTTAATTTCCTAATTCGGATCCTGGTAGGGCGGAAAAAACGCGCCGAGAATATTCACTTCTTAGAATTAAAAATGTCGCACCGGGAACAGGAACAACTGGAGGTTGTTGAGGAAGAGGATGAAGGATCGCAGGATTCATCAGAACTTGGTTCACATTCAGCTGTTGAAGATGAGGAAGAGGCCATGGCAGGTTTCCTTTCTTAATCATGTAGCCTTCCTTGGCGATGAAGATGATGTTGCTGATACGCCTGTTGAACGCTTCCCATCGGTCCGGCTCGGCAAAAACCTTTGGATACCATTCGTTGGGTGCACGATTCGAGGTGAAACATATGTTACGTGCTAGGAGTTGATGGAAAGCGCCTTTGGTATGGACCTCCATGGGGTACCGATCACAAACCCGAAGCCAAGTAACATAGGGCAACTGACCATAGAAATCGTCGAAGACCAAAGTCTCATGCTGATCGGGACGATAGTCCCCGAAGAAGAACTGACCTCCCTTCACCGGATAATCCGCCTGTACGTAAGGCGAAGGGCCCAGCATGGCGGAACGAGTTTTACCAGTCCCTGGCGGACCGTAAAAAACTGTCACGACAGGCATCAAGTCGCGCTTTGGCGAATAATGAGTAGCCAAGGCTCTCTTAAAATTAATTCGTCG